AGCATTTCTTTACTATCTCTAGAATAAATCTTATTATCTTTACCTCTGATACATCGTATGCCATCTATCTTATAGGTAGCTAACCAAATACCTTCTAAATCCTCACCTTTCCAGTAAGTAGCTTTAATATATGATGTACCATCATTAAGCTCTTTTAGCATAATTCTTTATTTCTCCTGGTTTAATCGTGAGTGCATCCTTAATATCCCAGTTACTCTTCATTCTGCTATAGAATGTATCTCGCTTAATACCATATGCTTTAAGTAATGCAGTTACATTCTTATATACTTTACCTGTTATAGGATCTTTGACTTCAGACCATGTCATAGCTTCTTCTAAAGTCATATTTCCTCGTAATCTATTAACTAAAGTGGAATATTTTAATCTATGTAATTCACAGAATTTATACAGTGAAGGATATTCAATACCTTTATAAAATACCTTTTTCATACAAACCTCACGATAAACCCTCCATATAGGAGGGTCTCTAATACACTATTAATTGTCTCTAAATATTAAGGAAGTAATTGTATTATCAGCTATTGTCTCTTCTTTAGCTGGTTCTACCTTTTTCTCTTTCTTTACTTCTTTCTTTGGTTCTTCCTTAGCTGGTAAGACATTCCAAGGAATATCAATAGAAGCTCCTTCAGAAGATACTTCTACATTACCTTCCCAACCATATAATTCTTTAAAGTAATTCTCTACAACTACTTTTAACTCATCTTTATTAATAGAAATTTTCATACATATTACCTAATACTTTATTCTTGTAACCAAATAGAGCCATCTCTGATGGATTCTTTAATAAAGGCTAAGTTAATAGATCTCTCTACACCATGCCTTAATTGAGAGAATCCTCTGAGATTGCCCAAACCATTACTACCACCAACACATACATGTTCAAACGGTGAAGCATGAACTCTACCACCATTAATTAATCTAGTGATAATTCTATTTAATGCTTCTGGTTCTGTATTAAGTCTTCTATAACTTACTTGAGCACATGCTGCTGCAGAACCAAGAATAGCATTAACATCCTTCTTATCACTATGACCATCATTAATGTATGGTGTATGTGCCATATCTTTAGTTATCTCTACTGGTGTAGAACTATCTAATGCTTCTTTAATAGTTACAGCTAATTCTTGTATTTCAGGTTGAGCATCTTCTGCAATCCTAAGATTAAAGAAGTTATCCCAATCTGTAGAAGTAATGATAGTTTTAACAGTAGAGAATGGCTCTAACAATCTATTGGCATTCTGCTTATGAATACCAATTTCAGCCAAAGCATTGGCGTAGCCAATCATTGCATCCTTGGCTTGCAACCATATCTTATCAGCTTTAACCCTAGTCTCTTTATCTACATGAGTACCAATCATACCTGGTTGATTACCAGTCCATGTAGGAATAACTGGATTTGACTGGATAAGCTTTATATTGGTTTCTAATGGAATCGCTCTAGATGAGGCTGTATTACGTGAGAATACACGATGAGTATTTACCTGACTAAGTATATACCTAGGATACTCACACTCAACTGTGACGCATCTAGACCCATTAAATAACGAATCTGATAATACTCTTGCTTTAGTCATCTTTCTTATCCTCCTCAAGGATTTTAGCAAGCTTTCTTAAAACAATGTCTCCCAATCCCTTCAAGGTTTCTTCTGTAAATTCTGGTTTATCTAGGTTTAGTGTTATTCCTGCTTCTCTATCCTGAATTACAATTAACTTAGGTTTATGGAATATTGCACATTCAAGACCTAATCTAGTCAGTCTATCTGCTGGATACCATTTATGTTCTTCAGTCATCTATTCTTGCCCACTTTCTTAATAAACTAATTACTGATTTAGCTATAATCTCTTTATCAGCTTCAGTAGCTCTAAACTTAATATTCTCAGGATAACCAAGCTCTAAAGGAATATCACCTGCAATCCAAGATTCTCTTGCTCCTCCTTTACCCATTTGGATATCTAAAGAAATGCATGGAATTTCTAGTAAAGCGTTATCGACTTCTTTATTAACTTCAACCATAATTACCTCTTTAAATCATTTTGGTCGTAAATAGTAACCCATACCTCATAAGGTTCAGATATAGTTTTATCTACTCCATCACAATGAAAATGAATATCATTAACTATAAAACAATTATCATCTTGTATTAACTTTGCTTCTACTAAAGAGTCTGCAAAGAACTTATGGACGATAAATGTCATACCATCAAGATCTCTTCTATGTTTATCACTGACTACTAATCTATATGATAATGCAATAGGACCTGTTAATGGAGGATACCTAGACAAAACACCCTGCAGCGATGTTGCATAGGTTTGCTTTAATTTATTATTTATATATGAACACCAATTACGGTATGGATTTAATTGTATAGCATAAGGTTTCCTACCAAGTGTTACCTTGGTAGGAAGTTTAAGTTTAATCACCAAACAGAGTATTTGGTGCTGCAGGTTCTGTATCAAATGGAGTTGCTTGTGAAGATACATCAATAGGGTCTACTTTAAGCTTTTCTTCAAACTTCTTACCCTTGTATGCATTTACCCAATTAGGACCATATTCAGCAGGGGCATTACCTGCAATTTCCTGAGCAGTCTTACCATCAACACTATAATACTTATCTACAACATTAACTGATTTAATCTCTGTAGTAGGTACATAAGAACCATCAGGCATTTTCTGTACCTTATGCTTAAGTAATTCTTTAATACCTACCTTGAGTTTAGCATTGATTAACTCAGAGAAGCAGGATACCTTAGTAGGAACTTCAGACTTAGTCTGCCAGTTATATTTCTTAATAACCTTTTCTTCCATCTTGAGTTCAGTACCCATAATTCCCTTAGTAACATAACCCAAGGAATTAAATACCTGCATACCAGGAATTGTAGTAGTCTTACCATTAACTGTCTTATATGGCTTACCTGTATCCTTGTAAGCGATGTAATGTGTTTCTTCAATAATCTTACCATTTACCTCAAGGACTACTTTTACACAAGGAGTACCTCCCTGAGACTTATCCATATAAGCATACTTAACTACAGCATCATAGATATCACTAGGCAATACACCATATGATGTATTATTAGCTCTATCTGTTTCAATCTGATTAGCTGCTGAACTGTTTTCAATTTGAAATAATGATTTTAAGTTTTCCATTTTATATTCCTAACGTTAGTTATTGTAGAATTCATCCATTCTATCCAGTACAGTCTGGATATTACCATCAATAAAAGTTTCATTTCTTGCCCATAAATCTTCAGGAGATCTGATTCTTTCATTGACTGTATCTTTAGTTAATCTGGTTTGGATTACATGCTTATAACCCAAATCTCTTTCATTATCTGTAATATTCAACATAGGAGAACTAGCCCTATCTTTTAATTCTCCTTCAAGAGAAGATATAGTAAGCTTTTTACAAGCTACAATATCATTAAAGAAAGCTTCTACACCTCTCTTACCTATGGCTCCTTTAACAGGTACTATGGTGTCTAATGTAAAGTTTTCTTCATTAACTCTATCTGCTGTATGTGCAAGGATAATTACATTAATACCTACTTTAATTAATTCAGGTACTTTCTGATTCATTAGGTTAATAAAGAAGTCAGAGTAATCACCCCATGCCTGTTGAGTATTAGTAGCAGTCTTTACATACTTGGTTTCAAATAAATCCATAAGAGCAGTTAATGTATCAATAACTACTGTATGAAATTTCTCAGGATGTGCTGCTATCATATCTAGTAGATTACCTTTACCTATTAATTGTGCTTTAGGGTCTGTAATAATTTGCTCTTTAAATTTACTTCTAAAGGGTAAATACTTAGCAGACTCACAATTCATATAAGCAACCTTTTCAGGGTCTTTCAGCCATTTTAAGGAATGAGACTTCCCTGCAGCGGCTTTACCCACCAATAATATTAATTTACCTAACATGGTATCTCCTATAAGTAAGATGCTACCCTATGTAACATCTAAATTTTTAAAGATTTTAAGATAGTATTTCTAATCTCATCTATACTAAGAGGATTCTCTAGTTTCTGGTTTAAAGTAAGAATTGCTTCTTCTAATTCCATGCCTAATAACCCATGGTCTCTCATCATATAACCATATCTTATAAGCATATTATTACGATTACCTTCACCCATATTGGTGATAAACCATCTCTGTACTTTATCCATATTACCATACTTCTTGAGTTCATCTCGTCTCAAATCATTCTCAGCAGTATTAGGCATATATGGTCTAGGATCGAATAGTTTACCATCTTCATGTTCTATTACAGTACCTTTATTAGTACACCACTTTCTAGCTCTATCTTTAGTACCTGTATCAATCCCTTTAAATGGAAGAGATTCATATACATTCTCCATGAATTTACTATAGTCAGATTTATCTAGAGTTAGTTCATACTTAAGAGGTAATATTACCCTACATCTAGGATGTTCTTCAGTATGTCTTTTAGTAGTATACAATACATATTTATATTCTTGGAATACTTCTTTGATAAATTCAATAGAATCTCCATCATCTAAATCTAGAACCAAGAGATTAAATGAACC